TTGGATATACTCCTTTCTATAGATTGAATTAAGGTTCTTCTTTCCGTCCAGCGTATTGCTGCCATCAAGAAACCAGTAATTCCTTGTTTTGGTAATGACCTGTGCCTCCACGTCCACATCTTCTCTTTCAATTCCCATGTGATGCGTAACTGCAGCTTCAAGTCGTTTATTGCCGCCTCTGTACTCCAACATAGCGTTGCCGTCGAGTAGCAACTTTCCGTCTAAATAGACAGTGTTCCAAAAATCAGCCTCAAACTCCGAACGGATTGCCGCCCTGGCATCCGAACTTGACCGTAAGCCGTATGTACTTCTTACTTTCATTGAGTCTGCGACTTTGTTGTAGGCGCAGGCAACCATTGCAACGATTGCAACACCCAGTTGATAGCCTCGTGTAACATCGAGCCTGTGTGAGCCGTCCAAATCCCACGAACCGTCCAATAGGTACGTATTCCAAAAAATGATGTCCGAGGCGATCCGGATTGCTCCTGCCTTGACATCATTTTCTGTTTCCTGTTTTGCTCTGAATTTTACCTTCTGCAGGTCTGCGTCTGTCGGGGTTGTAAAACCACCGAGTATATACTTAAAACCAAGCATCAGATTGTATCTCATATACGGATAAAGAAGGCTGGAACCGTCCAGCAGTTTTCTTCCATCCAGCAGATCGCTATACCAAAACGACTCTGCGATATGGAAGATTACCTTTTTCAGATTCATCTCCTCTAAGTTCCGATTGTCTGATACGATCTCGGTTCGGTCATTCATTGTAAACATCGTGTGTGACTGTTTCAGCTCATTCAGCATGGCTCTCGCCCGCTTCGATGCAAGTGTTCCCTCACCCATGAAGTATGCCTTGAACACATTCGGGTGTGGTGCCACAAAACCATAGTCTCCAGGATCATTGATGTCTGCAATTCGTACATCAAATCCGGTAGCAGTTTTTAAGTACCCTTCCATCCGATACGGTGTCATTGGCGCCCGATAGTCTCTCTTCCGGTAAATCAGCTGTCGCCTCTCCTCGTATGGAAGATTTTCTCGCACCGGCAGTCCCCACTTAATCTCATGGTACATCAATCCCCAGGTGGCAGTTTCCGGAAATAGCTGATTCAGAATATCCTCAGCTATTTCTCTTGCCGTGTCGTACTCCTGGCCCATAACCTCGTACAACCACTTTCCAACATAGGAATTGTCGTAAAAGCCATCTGACACTGAGGCGATCATGTTCTTCGCGCTCTCGCTGACCGGGAAATTCTCTAAATCAAACTTTTCCACATTCACACCTCCTAACTAAAATTAAGGGTACCGGTGTCCGGGTACTCCTCGCTTTTCAGAGTGATGTTCTGCATTTTCCCATTCATTGTGAATGTTTCAAAGTCCTCGACTCCTGCGATTGCAGAAATCAACGGTCTTACGTCGTTGTACCTCGGAACTCCTTCGGTTTTCGCCTGTGCATAGACCGCTCTCACGGCTTCCGTAAAGTCTGCCTTAATTTGCTCGATGCCAGTTGTTTCATCGTAGCTGAGTCCTGTAATAACATAATTTACGGCAACCGTTGTGGCTGCCGCACAAGTCAGTTCTGCTGTTCCGGTAGGAAGCAATCTTGCCGACCTGTCGTTCGGAGAAACGATGTAGTTATACACATCCTGTACTAGCTTTGCATTGGCTGGTTTTCCGTTTCCGTCTACCAGCACCAGTTTCACCGTGCCAGGACCATTCCAAACAGGAATAACTATCGCATCTCCTGCTCCTGCCTGCTTCGCCCATCTCTTATAGTCCGTATCGTTCCCCAGGTAGGTCATGCTGTTGTCGTACTCTGTGGCGATCCTGTCGTAAAAATCATCGTCTGTCTCTCTTTCAGTACCGCCACGAATAGGCTCCGGATTGTTAATCTCGGTCACATTCTTATCGGGTACCATCATCAGCACGACCGTATTCGCCGCTACATTAGAACCTGTGCCTGCTTCAACCGCTGATACCGGTATAAGCACTGATCTTTCGCTTCCAACAACCGCATCCTCTGTGGTGGCATACTCAATCGACGGGCCGGTTTCGGTTGCCGCCGTACAGAATACCGTTCCGGATAAAATCTCGGTTCCTTCTGCAGCTGTGATTTTCACATAGCCAAAAGCCGGTTCCGCTTCGTGCCTTGTAAGATGCACCTGGCGACCGTGAAGGTCTAGCCATTCATCCCAGGCATATTCCGGAAACGCAATCATCAGTGCCCTTACGATATGGAAATTGATAATTTCGTCTTTTTCCAATGCTGCAGGCATTGTCATATCATACGGAAAACCACCCGGCATATCGTCGATGTCGTCCGGCAAGTTGTTCATCATTCGCTCGTGAATTTCCTCTGCCGAGTTTCCTTCCAGGAACTCCGGTCTGTTAAATTCCGGCTGCATACTCTCCACCTCCTTTACAAGCTAATCTCTATTTCTTCATCCCAGTTGCTACCCTTTACCTTGAAGGTTACGTGCATCTGATCGCCTTCCCAGGTAAATTGAAAATCCCGGACATTTTCTGCCCTGGGATTTACCATAATCGCATCTGTGATTGTTCTTTCCACCATAGACTCGACAGTTTTTTCATCGTCATTATCCATGGCACGTTCCATCTCGGTACCGATTGAATCGGGGTACGCCAAACAGCGGTACCGCTCTGTCTGTGCAATCTTAAAACACCAAATGGCGAAGGCTTCTTTGCCATCGCATTCCTTGATCCGGTGCGCCCCATCTCTCACGAAGTCTCCCAGTTCCGGGTCCCACTTCATACTCCTTTTGTACTGAGTGTCGTACTGGCTGTCCTCCGAGATAAAATCCGGTACCTCAACAACCGGAAATAGTGGCTGTGACATTTGCCTCGCCTCCTTTATGATTTCTCGATCACATCGATTACGACTGCTTCACTCTGAATCCAGGCAACTAGCACTCGATCTCCTGCTTTCACTTCCGGTATCGTTACACTGTGGCTGTGAAGAGGAACACCCGACGGCGCTTTGTTGAGCCAGCTCTGTTCCGAGGTTGAAAGTGTTAATCCTGCAGCCAGCCTGCAGATCGTGTAGTCTCCCTTCGGTATCGGCACCGGGAATGTGTTCGTTTTCAAACTTCCGTTCGCCTGGATTTCTCCAAAGTCCAAAGTCAACGGAGACTCTGTTTTCTGCGAGGTTCGCCTATCTAACACCTGTGCCAGTTTTGCTGTTCCTGGGTGTCCGTCAAATTGGTCCATCTATATCACCTGCCTTTAATCAAAGGTTCCGTCATCAACCCACCCGTACACATTGCTTCCGCTGTCCGTGTGGATCAGATGCCAAGGGTGCGCTTTTCCGGAACCGTTCTTAATCGTAATCTTTGCTTTTCCTGCCCTGGCTTTGTAGCCTTTTGAGCCTGGGTAGCTGCTCACGTAATGGGTTCCGCCGTGGAAATTCACGATGTCGCCCACGTTGTAATCTTTCTTTTTCTCAGAGCTTGCCTTTTCCTTCTTTGGTTCTGCAAGCTCCAAATCCATCGTCATGCTGTAGGTGTCTGCCGTGTGCTGGATGCCCTTCACGTAGTAATACGACTGGGCCAGTTCGCTCATTACATACACCAGGTCACCTTTTCGGACAAACGGAACATCCGGGGACTGCACTTTGATCTCCTTCTTGATTTTTCCTTCATCGTCTAAGATTTCCTGCGCTGCAGATTTAGCGTCCGCAAGGCTTTCGTCCTTGCCTCTCGTATAAATTCTCTGACGAATACCGTACTTTGTTTCGCCGTTTACCGTGGCTTCAACGCTGGTTCTTCCATCATCGTCTGCCTGCCCTACAACCTTAACCCTGGTAATCATATCTGCTGTACTTATGCTCTGACTGAACATCTGCGTATTATCTGTCCGGAATACATACACCGTCTTATTGCTTCCTCTCGGAATAACAGATGTCTTGCCCTTCCTGGCCTGCACAAAGCATTGCTCCTCGCCTTTCTTCGCTGCATCATCCAGCAGATTGATGATAATGTCTGACAGATACTTATTATTCTCCACTGTTTTACCGTGTGAAGCATTCGGTCCTTGATATGATCCCTGCGGTATCTCCCAATCATCAAAAATCCCTTCTATCGCCGACTTTGTGCCAGTTCCGGAAGGGAAATATCTGTTGTCCTGGCTCTTCTGCAGCTTGTAAAGCTCGTCGTAGCAGGTGCATTTCAGCGTATGTCCTCCGCTCTTTTCAACCGGATTCCACGTTTCCACGTACCCTCGTGCTACTTCCTCGTCCTGGGAAGCGCCGTCTGTTGCGAATACTCCGACCAGGCACCCCGGCTTGATTATCTTCGACAGATAACCCTTGGATGTCTTATCATTCTTCGCCACAAATGAGGTTCTGACGGATAACTCGCCGTCGTTCTCTTCCCATCCGAGGTTTTCAATGTACTCCTTAATGTTGTACTGGTTCTTGCTTTCGTCCATAACCACGACCCGGTACTGGATTTTCGCCAAATCAATCATAGCGTGCCTCCTATCCCGGGATTGTCAGGACTTCTCCCGGCCATATCCAGTGGCCGTGATCCGAACTGCTCTTTCCGTGTTTCTTTGCTGTGGACTCTATCGTATCCTTGTTTGTGTCGTAAATTTTCGTCCACTTGGTGCCGCTTCCCAGTTTCTTTGAGGCGATGCCCCACAGCGTATCTCCGGAAACTACTGTATAATTGCCTCCGCTCGATGATGAACTGGCTCTCGGCTTCGTTTTCCTTACAAACGCCGCAATTTTCAGTTCATTTGTGCTGTAGATTTTCAGCGGTTTCTTCTGCACAAACGTAATGGAATACTCGACATTGCCATACGCTCCAACCGGTCTCGGCTGAAATGAAGAAATCGTAACATCCACGTTTATCCACGTTTCCGTTACGATCAATGTAAGCACTGTCTCATTCAACATATAGTCATTCAGAATTTTCACACACTCGTTTGGACTTTTCCAGGCATTCGTTTTGACGATTGCCTCATTCTTCTTTGACGCTCCGAAAAATACACCGTCCCACGAAAACTCTGAAACATCCGTCCCCTTAGGTACCTTTACGGTACCCAGGGAGATGATGTCAAAACTTTGGTACTTGGCTGCATATTTGCCCTGTACCTTTTCGGGTAGAGCCGGGAACGTAAACTTTGAACCCTTTTCCACCGGAATCAGTTTAATATCCATCGCCTACGCTCCTTTCGTGCTTGATACTGGCATATTGGCGAATACCTCACTCAACTTGTCGGCGATGTTTCCGCCAAGTTCGTCTGCGATCTCGCCTAAGTGTCTTCTGATTACGGCAACAATATCTTCCTCGCTCTGACCTTCCTTTGCCTCGATTTGGAAATTCGGGCTTACCGCAACATTTACACTGATCGGACCGGTCTGTGGTGTAGAGGTCGGAACCTCTGAACTTACCGGAGCAAATGTTTCTGCTGAGTTGTCCTCATAATTACCTTCTGTGGTTTCGTTATAGCCATAGGATGCGTTTCTTGTCGCCTCAGTGAATAAATTATGGTCTGATACCATATCGCTCAAATTTGAGCCTTCTATACGACCGCCCTCTGCGTGCTTAGAAACGCCGAGTGCTTCGCCTGCCTGCTCGTACAATTCAAGTGCTCTTGTCCTTCGGCTTGGATTTGTCGGGATAACAAACTCGTCCCAACCTTCCTCTGCCAACCATGACAGCTGAGGGCCGCCACCAACTCGACCACCTGCAGCGTGTTTCGCCGGTGTGGATGTCGTTGTCGGAATTGTCGGCAGCGTCAACAGGTTGTACTTCGGTGTTACGTTTACCGTCGGACTGATGCTGAACGGACTTGCCGTTGCTGTATTAAGAGAGGTCTGCAGGCTGGTTCTCAATCCCGCCGAGCCATTGGTAAGACTCGTTGACGCTCCCGTGTTGAGTGATGTTCCGAGATTTGTACCGGCTGTCTGCCACTCTGACTGCAGCGTAGCAAAATACTCGTTCGAGATAGGACCGTAATTCTCCATGACCGTTGAAAAATCAAAATCGGCCATCTGATCCTGCATATACTGTTGCATGAATGTGCTGAGTGTTTCTTCACTACCGCTGTTCTCCAGGGCGTTGTGAAGTGCTTCTGAATAGGACGTCTTGACGCTCTCGAAATACTCGCCGTAGTAGTCCGACATCTTCTTTTTCAGATCCTCTGTATTCAAGCCGATTGACTCGCCTTCCGTCGGGCCTGTGATAGACTCCATAAGTTCCGTCCAGTCCTCATTAGTCATTGAATCCCAGTCGATTGCTTCCTTGATTTCCTCTGCAGTCGGTACAGAATCTTTGAAATCCTGCATAATCTTCTCTTTGGTGCCATCCGGTACCGCAAGTGCCGTCTGCAAAATCTGAGTCGCAATGTCCGTCTGAACTGCCGTATCGAGATTGAGCTTGTCTAATCCCATCCAGCTTGCCACATCAGCTGCAGTCCAAGTCTGTACGTCCGGGTGTGCCAGCAACGCATTGTTCAAAGCTGTTTCCAACTTCTCCTTCGTGCTTCCCTCAATCTCCGGCATATAACCTTGAAGTGAGGAGTCCCACGCCTCGGCAATCGTTTCCAGGTTGAACGAAGATACTCTTGCGTTAATCTCATTCAGCTGGGCGTAGTAGCCATCGGTCGCCTCTTTCACGGCCGCATCGTACTCTTCCTGCGTGATAGCTCCGTCTGCCAGCTGCAGGTTCAGATTTGTGAGCGTGAGCGTGAGTGCCTGCTCGTACTGATCCGACGCATTGCTTACCTGCGTCTGCAGCTCTTCCTGCAAAGCATTGAAACTATCCATATCCAGCTCTGCGCCGGAATACTTAATCTTCAATGTGTCAAATTCCGCATCCGTCCTGGCCTGCGAAATCTTTCCTGTGATAGCCGAAATCTGATCCTGCAAGCTCTGAATTTCTGCAGACTCGTCAAGACTGATAACGCTATCCTCTAAGGCAATATCCACTTTTCCGCTGAGTTCTTTTCCCAAGTCGTCCAGCTGTTTCTTCATACTGCCGTAGTAACTGTCGATACCGCTGGTGTCTGCGTCGGTTCCAGTGAGCAGTTTCAAAGCGACTGTCGCCTCGTAATGGTTGTTGTCAATATAGGACTGGCTGTCGCTGATGAAGTTTTCGATTGCACTCTTGTAATCGTCCTTCTGCAGTTCATCCAGTTTCATTCCTAAGCTGACTTTCCAGTTCTCCTTTTTCAAGGTCGATACTGATGATTGCAGGTCGCTAAGTGCCTGCTGTGTGTCGCTAGTTGCTGTTGTGAAGGTGTTCAGTCCGTCCGTCATATCGCCGAATGTAATATCACTTGCAATACTCTTGACCTCTTCCAGGGATAACTTAATCTTTCCGAAAGCATTCTTTGCCACGTTTTCGCACTCTTCCTGGAACATAGCTGAAAACTGCTCCGCAGAAACCTCGCTATCGTTCATAGCGTCCTGCAGAGCCTTATTCTGAAATCGTACATCTTCGATTGACAAACCGGTTGCCTGGAAAATCTTCTGAGCTTTCTCGGCTTCCTTCTGCATTTCTTCGACATTATCCTGGTACTCTTCTTTGACCTTATTGCCCTTGATCCATCCTGCGATACCTCAGACACCGGCACCGATTAAAGCACCGACCGCTGTACCAAGACCAGGAATTACAGAACCAAGTGCTGCACCTGCCGCCGCACCAGCTGCTACGCCGCCTGCTTTCCAAGCGGCTGAACCACCGTAAGCGGCTTTCTCGTCCTTATTGTCGGACTTGATAGATTTATACAAATCCATTGCACTACTTACGAGCGTTGCACCACCGGCAATCGCTCCTGCTCCTGCACCCATTCCGACTGCAGATAAAGCTCCTGCGCTTAGTGATGCTCCCCCGGCCAGGTTTCCTGCTCCGAGGTTGATTGCCAGCATTGCCGACTTTCCGAGAAGTCCGGTACCCATTGCAGACGAACCAAGCATTGCTGCCCCAAGTCCCATCTCTCCGGTTCCCGAACCTAATACTGTCTTTCCTGCTTTTCCCAGGCTGATTGCTCCCTTGCCAAGACTGATAAACGGACTGGCAATCTTACCGAGCAATACCGCTGAGAATACAGACGACAAATCTGCAGACTTACCGCCAGGAAGCAGTTTGCCCGCATTTGATACCAAATTACCGAGTCCGTCCATCAACTTCGCAGATACGGCATCGAAATCAAATCCCTCTGAGAAGCCTTTGGCGAACGACGCTCCGATACTGGTTCCCTCGTCGAATGTTTCCGAGATGTCAATACCGAGCATTGTCATAACGCCGATCTTAATTCCGCTGCCGATGCCTTTTCCGATGTCTCCGGCGAAATCAGCAAATTTTGCTTTTCCTTTGGTGTCCCACCACTCCTTGAACGGATCAGCAATAAATTCATCCCAGCTCAGTTTCACCTTGCCGAGGAAATCTGCGTTTTTCCATTCTTCCGACTCTGTTAAGTCGTGGAATTTCTTCTTCATGCGGTCCACCTTTGTATCTACCCAGTCCATCATTTCATCAAGACCGGATTCAACCGCTGGCATCTGATCGGTAAGCCAGTCTGCCAGGCTTCTCACGTATGGAGATAGTCTCTCGCCAAATGAGATTTTCACTCCGTCTACTGCGCTCTGCAGTAACGTGATAGAACCCTGCAGGTTATCCATCATCGTTTCAGACATATTCGCTGCCGCTCCGTCTGCATTGTTGATGGCGTCTGCCAACTTGTTATAGTCCTCTTCTGAGGCATTCAAGATAGCAAGCAAACCTTTCTGTGCCTGTGTTCCTGCGATTGTATTTGCCAGGTTTGACTTCTGCTCAGCCGTCATACCTGCCGTAGCCGTCCTTAACTCACCCATCACATCGGATAAATCCCTGGCTTGTCCGTTGGAATCAAAAAAGCTGATGCCTAAGTCTTTCATAGCATCAGCCGCTCCGTTGGTGTTCGTCGATAATCTCGTGAATATTGAGTTGAGTGCCGTACCGGCCATTGTTCCCTTAATTCCAGTATTTGCCATTAAGCCTGTCATAAGGGCAACATCTTCTATGGAGTAACTGAGCGATCCTGCCATAGAGCCTGCATATTTGAAAGTCTCGCCCATTCCGGAGACTGTCGTGTTCGCATTTGATGCAGCCGCCGCCAAAACATCTGAGAAGTGTCCGGCATCACCGGCTTTCATATTGAACGCCGTGAGCGCATCCGTAACAATATCGGATGTTGTTGCCAAATCTTCTCCGGAAGCTGCTGCCAAGCTGAGAATACCTTCGATACCATTCAGCATATCGTCGGTTTTCCATCCAGCCATCGCCATGTAATTAAACGCCTGCGCCGACTCTTCGGCTGTGAATTTCGTGGTTGCTCCCATTTCCTTCGCCTTATTCGTCAGTTTGACAAGCTCTGTGCTGGTGGCTCCGCTTATAGCCTGGACCTGTGACATTGCGGCCTCGAAGTCCTTGTATGTCTCTATCGTGTCTTTCAGACCGATACTGACTCCCAGGACCGCTCCGACTTGGAAAATCGGATTTTTCAACAGGTTTATGATCCCTCGAACCGGGGAGGTTATGAGGTCAATCGCTCGCATTGTAACGCTCCACGTTTTCCCTGCAAAACTCCTTAACCCATTACCCAGCGTAGAGAGTACCGGACTGATTCGTTCCTTCGCTTCAAGCAGGACTTCGTACTTTTCTTTCGCCCAGCTTGCCAGGCTCTTTTCGGTTTTCTGAGCTTGCTTGTCAAACTTGGAAACTGTGTCGCTCGCTTTCTTGGCTGAACTATTCGCACTATTGGCCGCTCGTTCCATTTTCTCGAATTTCTTCGTAGCATTGGAGACTCCCGGATCGGTATTATCGACCGTCTCAATAGGAATTTCGATTCTAAGTGTTTCCGCCACCGTCATTACCTCCTTTCTGTGATTCTAGGGTTGTCCGCATAGACGCAAGCATGAACGCCTGCACGCCTTTCGGTTTCTCGTAAAATTCATCGGGGGTTATTCCTGTCTTTTGGAATATGTGATGCAACAAGCACATCTTGCCCCCGGCTTCAATTAGTTTTTTGCTACTTCCTCAATGTTGCTCTCGTAGCCGCTGAGGGTGTCGATCGCATCAATAATACGGTCTTTCTCGCCCGCTTTAAGGGTGTACTCGATTACATCCAGGCCGGACATAATCTGAAATCCTTTGCTTTCAAGCGCCTGCCATACCTTCTTGTTGTCCCATAACTTCTCTCTATCCTCTGCGATAGTCGCCTTGTGGATGATTGCTGACTGGTACTTGATACGGTCTGTGTCCTCCGGCATCTTGATACCGAGCTGCTTATTACGAACATACTTTGTAAATTTCTTACGGCACTTGTCGTACTCCTCTGAGCCGAGAGGTCTGATAGAGAATGCAAAAGCGAGCTTGCCGTTTCTGACAATCTCAATTCTCTGTGTTTCCTCTTCATCGGAAGCGAAATCTGCAGCCGCAATCAGACCTGCGATGAAGTCCTCCTCATTCGCTCTGATTACCTGCTTTGTTTCCTCTTCGTTTGTCTCCACTGTACTTACTGCAGGCTGAGTATTCTCCTCAGCTGTTGCCTCGCCTACTGTTACGCCTTTTACAAATTCTTTAGCCATTTGAATGTCCTCCAATTCTTTTTGATTAAATAAAGGGGAACCGCTCCGGCTCCCCTACTGGTTTCGTATGTGGTACTCCTTATCTGTCTACGCCGAGTAACGACTGTAACTTAGGCGGTCTGTTGACAAAGAAGTTCCAGTTTCTCTTGATAACATCGCCGACAGTGACATTCTGAATGTCAATCTGTCCGGAAGGAATACACTCCTTGTAAACCACACGCTCCTCAGAAC